TGATGATCAAGTTGTTATCGTTACGCAATTTGTTCGAGCTAATGAATTGATAAATACGGTTATCGCTCGTCTTAACGGTCTTCTTGTAATCAAGCGAAACAGGACCGATCGACGGAGGAGTTGTATAAGTATATTCTTTCGGAGTAATCTTACGGATAAGTTCCGGACGACCGAAGATAGAAACAGTCATGTTTTCATCATTCAGTACCTGTAACATAGTGGTTACCTGAGTATCGAGGTAGTCCATGAACGTTTCATAACGCCATGTTACA